TCAGGACTTTCAACTAACCAAATTAACGGATATTTATTGGTTTGTTTTAATTGCGATAGGTAAAGATTTAATGTATCTTGACTACCCCAGTTAAATTTAGGTTTAAATCCTTTGATTAGTGGTAATTGGTCAAATATAGCTGTTAATTTGTCTTCTACTACTATCATAACCCAAATTGATTTTGATTGTTGTAAATGTACAAATTAGCATTACTAAAATCGGATTCTTTATCACTTAAATATTGAATCAAGCTTACATAACCTAAATTCTCGCCACTACCAAACCAATCAATAACTTTTGTATTGCCTTTATACCAAACAGTCGGGAATCGTGTATTATTACCCTGATATTCCGATACAAAGTCATTCCAAACAGTTACTAATCTTTGATTTGAGTTTACAGTTTCAGAATTAAAGGCTTTAATACTTTTTTCCCCCGTTCCTGTTACTGTAGTTACATTATCTTTAAACCAGTTATAAAATACAAATGTAGCTAATAAAGAGCCTTTAAATAAGCCTTCTGTATGTAATAAGCCTTTCCATTTATAAGTTTTACCATCTTTTGTGTATTCAGCTCCATTTACTAAATCAAGCCATTTCTGAGGTGCTCCTACATTTAAAACGCCTGCTGTAATATTGGAATCTAATACTTTAAACAAATCATAACCTAAAACAGTTTGTAATAATTGACGGCTATACTTATCAATATACTGATTTAATATGTCTAAGTTATCCGAATCCATTTCGTTAATGTTCGGAACGCTTAATTCTTTGATAAAATATGATGAGTCAATTAAATACATATTATTTTTTGCTTTTAGGTTCGTGATACTTCGCTACTTTGTCTATTCTGACTAATTGAGAAGCGAGCAGGGAGTCACACTCCCAAATCTCGCCTTTCTTTTTTCCAGCAAAGTCTTCTATAAACTCTACTTTTACCATACTACTAAGTAGCTAAAGTAGTTAATGCAGCACTAATAGAAGCTACTTTTGCAAATCCTGTAGCATCTGCAGTTCTAACTAATAAGTTCAAACGTTTTCTAGCTTTCAAAGTCATCATATCAGAAGACCAATCCGCACCATCATAACCCATTCCAACTACAAAACCAGCTTCTTCATAGATTCTAGCAAAACGAGAATCTCCAAGAATAGCAGTATTAGCAGTTACAGCATTACATTCGATTACTCTAACGCCTGAAACAACTAACTCAGAAACACCATTACCACCCTGTGCAAATGGAGGAGCTACGTATTGTTTATTAACGTCTTTCTTAAGCAACATTTTGTTAATATCAACAATGTTCATTAAGATAAAATCAGGGTTGTATTTAGAACCACCACCAACAGTAATAGAACGTTTCATATCCACAATTAAGTCATAGATAGAAGCATCTGTAATTCCACTAGCTGCAGCAGTATAAGCAGTTGCAGAAGCTGTAAGACCTTTAATATTTGGAGCTGTTCCATTTCCTGCAATTAAATCAGTATCAATTTTCAAAAGTACATCATTAACTAAGAAATTACGAACCTCTTGCATTAATAGGTTGTCATCATAAGCGAACTCCTCAGATACTGGAACTGTAACACCTACTTTTTGTAAGTTCAAAGTGTAAGTCGCAAATTTTACAGTAGCCTCAGGAATAACTGCACCCTCAGCAACTGCAGCGGCTGCTCTTACTTTTGTAGCCTCATCCCAATCCACATAACGAACTACTCCGTTAGAGTTCATAGGAACGCTTAATTTAGGGAATAAATCGTAAACAGTTAAACGTCTTGTAGCTAATTGACCGATTTCATTTAAATCTAAAGCATAAGGGTTATTAGCAACAGAAGCTCTTAATGTGTCCGCTTTTACAGTCATTTCAAATACTTGACCGTTACCTTTTTCACGAGTAGCACCGTCAATCTTTGCGCGATTAGCTTTAATTGTTTCTAACATAGATTCGTTTTTAGGTTCGTTTTTACCAGCTTCTTTAAGTTGGTTTACTTGTTCTTGTAGGTTTTCAAACTCTGACTTCTCAATAGTTTCTTTACCTTTTAATGCTTCAATTTCAGCTTTTAAAGCAGTAACCTCAGCATCTTGCGATTTGTAAGATTCAACCTTTGCGGTTAATTCATCTAATTGTTCTTTTGTAATCATTAGTTAAAATTTGTTAAGTAAATTATTAAATTCGTTTTCGGTTAATTTTTGAGTAGCGTTATCTGCTGGCTCGGGTTCGGTAGTGATTGGCTCGGCTTCCGTTTTATCGCTTAAAGCAGGTGTAAGAGTATTTGAACCACTCCATAACACACAGCTATATTCTTTTAATTTAGCTTCTCTAATTGCCCAGAAATAACCCATTTTATCAGCTTCTTCAGGATTACCTAGCATTGGATATATCTCATTCCATACTTTGTAAGCTTCTACTTCTTGCGGGTTGTTTATTGCTAAATCTAACTTAACATAAACCATACCAACTGAATGCTGTGTAATTTCGTTATTTTTATAAGCATCGAATACCTGACAATTATAATCTTCAATTAGTTCAGATTCTCCAACTACACAAATAGTCTTACCTTCTTTATCAATACCTAAATCGGACCATTTAAAAGGAACTTCTTTAACGCTCTTAACATTACCTACCTTAGAAGCAAATGAGTGATTATGATTATCAAAGTGAAATATTTTACTTTCTTTGATAGACTTAGTAAAGCATCCTTTAACGTGTACATCACCGTGAGAATCTAACCAATAGTAAGTATTTGCAATTACTCTTTTAAATGTACTTTCTTCGCCATCTAAAGCTAGTTTAATCGTTTCAGAAACGTCTTTAATTGGTAAAGTACAAACAGAATCAGAATGTTTAACAACTGCTTTTTTAATAGCAATTATTTCATCTTTATTTTTTAGTATCTCGTTTATTTCCATTTTTCAGTACTATCTTGTTAAGTTCCTTTTTTTTAGCTTCTTTTAGTTCAGATGCGCATACTTTGCCATCTTTACACTCTTTACAACAGTCTTTCATAATTCATTTAGATTAATGTTATTTTCTTTGGCTAATATTTGATTCTCTAGTTTTAACTTTATTACTTCTTGACGTTCTCTTTCAAAGACTTGGTTAAAGCTTAAATGTTCCCAGCTCATAACTAAATCTGAGTAATTAAATAAATCCTCAAATGAATCAGTAAGCATTTGTCCTTTTGGCTTTAAAACATACTCCACGTGTCTATTAACTGCTTTTTCTTGGTTCTCATAAGTACTACCTTTTAGATTAGCTTCTAACACATCTCTAGGAATACCATACATAGAACCAATCATAAAGTAATCATTATAAAAGCATTCATCTAATTTAAGACGTGCAATATCATCAACAAACCTTTTAATATCAATAGGTTTTTTAATAGCGTGAACATTCTTATTACTTCTAACAATACCCTCTATATTTTGTTTTTCTGTATCGGTCATATTAACCGATTCTAAACTTTCACTTTTAGAACTTGCAACAAACTTTTGACTGAACTCTAAATTAATATTTTTTGCATTTAGTGCATTTTCTGAATTGGATATAATTTTATAAAGTGCGTCAATTCTAGATATTCCTTTAAATGAATTATCCGATACTGAGTTAGTAAGGTCGTAAAAAGGTGTTATTTCACTTAATGGAATTAATTTTGTAGTATTACCAAAGTTATACTTAATAGTACCTTTTATTAGTTCTTTGTATGTAATATTAGATAAAATAAGATTGTTTATCTTGTCAATTAGATTAGTATCAAATTCAATATTAGCAGGATTAAGCCATTGAATAGGTGATGTTTCATTTAACTTGTTATTAGGTGTCCAAAGGTATGCAGTACCTAACTGAGTGAAAAACATATAATCCCATAAGAATTGCGTCCAGTTCTGCTTAAAGTTTGGCTTTTTTCTTTGAGTATAAAGAAAGTCATTATTAATTTTACCTAAACTAAAAAGGTCGCAATTTAAAGCAAATACTTTAAGAACTGCAGGATTAGATAATACTGTGTTTATTTTATCCTGTTCGCTTTTAAATTTCGATGCTTGAGTTCCTGAGAATATCTCAAAGAATATGTTACCGCTAGAATCTCTTTCGATTATCTGAGGTGTATTATTACCAAAACCAAAGTTAAAATTAAATCCCATACTACAAAGGTACTAAATATTTTTGATTATATTCATTTCAAACAGTTTTTGTGTAATATATTCGGTCGCGTTCAAAATATGATCGTTGCCGTCTTCTGGTTGCTCTAGTGTGACTCCAAATCTATCTTTTTGGTAACTATAATTTTCTTGCTCAAATTCAAGGTTTTTTGAAGTAGAAGTATAATAGATATTTAAAGATTGCATAGTTCCGATTCTATCTATTAATCTAGTCTTACCACCTACAGAAATAGCATACTCCCAGCCTGCACGCCTTAAAGCTATTATCTTACTTGGTCGGTTACTATCGCATACAATAGTTTTATCTTTTGGTATATTAAGTTTTGTAAACATCCAACTAACTAAACCCTCATCCGATTGTGAATTGATTTGGTGGTTTTCAGTTGTGGTTAATCCTTTTCTTATTTCGTTTTCAGACTTATAATTCAATTCGTGAACGTATAAGTTACCATCGTGATATTTAACTTCAACAATTCCCCAAGGGTCTACTAAACCCCAATCACATCCGTAATAAGTAGGTTTATCAATCTTAGCATACTCAAAGTAATCTATTGGTTTCCAGTTGTAGATACGACCTTGCTTTTCTGCTTTAAGACCTTCTGCATAAACTAAATGTAAGTAATCATTTGCAGTCGTTTGTGATTCATTAAATATAGCTAATTTTAATTCATTTAATTCATTTTCTGTAAAGCAAAGGTTATTTAATTCTAAGTTATAAGATTTAGCGTTTAATTCATTTATAAGTCCATTCTTAACTACTTTAGTATATTTGATAGGTAAATAGCTTAGTATCTTTTTAAGTTGTTGTTCAGGAACAAAAGGATTATCTTTATAAGTTGAATGTATTACTATTGCATTATCTCTTTTACTTAATTTATCAATCCAATGATTAGTTTTCGGATTCCAATCTATTATTAAATAGTCGGATGTTCTCATATCAATTTGATTAAAAGCTTCCTCTGTAAAGTTGTAAGGTTCATTTAAGTGAGCTATATCACCTTGAAAACCGTGTAATCTATTTTCTTCATCACCACCCATAAATTCAATAGTAGAACCATTAGAGAATTTATAAATAGATTCTGTTTTATTAAATTCAATATCTCTACCATTAGGCAATAAAGGTATAGCTTTTTTTAAATCAGTTAAAATAGTCATTTTACAATCGGCTTTTGTTTCTCGCCAAATTGATATACGTTTATTCTCATTATTTAAACAAGATAACCAATGAGATTGTAATATAGAAAATGTTTTACTAGAACGAGAAGAACCAGTATTAATAATGTATTTATACTTACGAGTTCCGTTTTCGTTTTTAGCATTTATAGCATCCCAAATTTGCTCAAATACTATGGTCGCTTGCATATTTATTAATTAAGTTGTTTTCTTTTAAAGCATTCAAATAAGCATTACTTGCATCTATTTCGTTTACAAATCTACCTAAGAAGTTTTGTTTATTATTATATTTTATAGTAGAATACCATTTAGATCTGTTTTTATCAAAATAAACACCAGTATATTTACTTGTCTTTTTAATTGACATTTTCATATGAGTGTTATTTTCTCTACTATTACACCATTCTAAATTATTAACGTTATTATTCTTTTTATCTTTATCAATATGATTAACAAAATCTAAATTATTAATATTATCAATAAATGCAATAGCTACCAATCTATGTATTGTTTTATAGTAGGTTTTTCCGTCTTTGCTTCTAAGATTGTACATTTTATAACCTTTACTATTATAACCACCTTTTAATATAATTCTTTTATTAAACTTTAAAGAAATTAATCTACCTAAATTACTAACTTCATAACATTCAAAACCTGATACTTTTTTCCAAACTTCCATAATAAAAAAAGATACGCTTTCCACGATTCAGGCGTGTACTCGCATATCTTTAGATTAACTTTTAATTATCGACTTCCTGAATTTCGATATACAAATATACGAAATTATTCTTTATTCCTTACAATCTCTACTTGAATAGTATTACTAATTTCTTTACCATTGCTTTTAATATCTTGGTTAATAGTTTCAGTAAGTCCATTTAAACGCTGTGTTATGCTTGCGTTGTAAATTCCAGCCATACCACCCTCTATTTGATTGTTTCTAACTGCTTTTCGTATGTTATTACAGATAGTTAAATAATCAGAGTAGTTTCCGTTAGTATTTGCAAAATAATGGCTTAAATCGCCTATAATATCATTATCAAAACAATAGCACTCAAAACCCTCTATAGTTAAAGGTCTTTGCCTTTCTCTATAAATCATTTGAGCATCTTTACCAATATAATCTTGTACTAAGATAGGATTATTTTTAACC